GTAATTCAGCCAAATAAAATGTATAATAACGTATTATACAATGGATTTTTGGATGTTGTGATGTACCACGAACCAACTAATACATTTAAAATTCTCGACATAAAAACAAGTACTAGTGGATGGAGAGATAAGGAAAAGAAGGACGAAAACAAACAATTCCAACTAATACTATACAAACATTTCTTTTCAGAACAATACAATGTCCCTATTGATAATATTGAAGTAGAATTCTTTATTGTTAAACGGAAAGTAATGGATTGGGACGATGAGAAAATTTTATCCCCACATCAAGCTTACAGAGTACAAACATTTATTCCTGCTAGTGGGAAAATTAAAATAACTAAGGCTAAAGAAGCTTTAAATAACTTTATAAAAAAATGTTTTAATACCTCTGGAGAGATAAGGGAGGAGGAATACCCAAAAGTTGTAAGTAAATGGAATTGTTTGTATTGTCCCTTTAAAGAAGATAAAGATAACTGCGGAGAAGGCATTATTTTCTAATCTTTAGTATATATTTATAATATATAAGTATATTAATATTCACTAAAACAATTATTTAAATTATGGCTAAAGACCTAACTTTAACAAGTGTAAAAATTCAAACTGATTTGTTTGAAAATTTTAAAATTGAGTGCGTAAAACGAAAATTTAGTTTTCAAAAACTTGCCGATCGGGCTATTTATTTGTATCTTACGGATGAAGATTTTCGTAAAAAAATCACAAACCAAAACCTCACCGAACTTTAAAAATAAAATATGAATAAAAGTTTTGATTATATCCCAAAGGATAAAAGAAAAAAAATCGTTTTAATTTGTGATGATATTAGAGTTCATTCTGGAGTAGCAACAGTTGCTAGAGAAATTGTTACACACACTTGTCATCACTTTAATTGGGTTAATATTGGGGGTGCTATTAACCACCCAGATAAAGGTAAAAAATTAGATCTAAGTGCAGATAGTAACAAAATAGCAGGAATTGAAGATTCATATGTTATGATGTATCCTACTAATGGATATGGTGATGCTGATTTTCTACGTCAGGTAATTAAAATTGAAAAACCTGATGCTATAATGCTAATTACAGACCCTAGATATTTTGTGTGGTTGTTTAATATTGAGCAAGAAATTAGAAAAAATATTCCAATTGCATATTTAAATATTTGGGATGACTATCCTGCTCCTATGTACAACAGACCTTACTATGAGGCTTGTGATTTGCTAATGGGAATTTCAAAACAAACCGTTAATATCAATCAACTAGTTTTAGGTGATAAAGGTAAAAACAAAGTATTTAGATATGTTCCCCATGGTTTAAATCACAATGTTTATAGACCAATAGAGGAAAATGATCCTGAATTAAAGAAATTTAAGAAGGAATTTTTTGGCAAGGACGATCCTGACTTTGTTCTATTCTTTAACTCTCGTAACATTAGAAGAAAACAAATCCCAGATGCAATGTTAGCATTTAGAGCATTTTTAGATAGTTTACCTAAAGAAAAAGCTGATAAATGCCAAATGGTACTACACACTGAAATTGTAAGTGAGCATGGTACGGATTTATCAAAAGTTAAAGAATACTTCTTTAATGAAAGTTATCCTAATGCCATTAAATTTTCTACTCAAAAACTATCTTCAATCCAACTTAACTATTTGTACAATATTGCAGATGCTCAAATATTGTTAACTTCTAATGAAGGATGGGGTTTAACTATTACAGAGGCAATTTTAGCAGGTACTCCAATTATTGCTAATGTTACAGGCGGCATGCAAGACCAAATGAGATTTGAAGATAAAAATGGAAAATGGTTTACCCCTACTGCTGAATTCCCTTCAAACCACAATGGAACACTAACTAAACATGGTGAATGGGTATTCCCAGTTTTCCCAACCTCAAGATCAATCCAAGGCTCTCCTCAAACACCCTATATTTTTGACGATAGATGTAAATGGGAAGATGCAACTGAAAGAATTAAGGAACTTTATAACTTACCTAGAGCTGAGCGTAAAGCAAGAGGATTAAAAGGTAGAGAATGGGCAGTTGAAGAAGCAGGATTTACTTCAGAAAAACAAGCAGAACGAGTTATGGAAGCATTTAATGAGTTATTTTCTACTTGGAAACCTAAAGAAAAGTACGAGATTACCAATGCTACCGAGTACAAAGGAAAGTTTTTACCACATAAAATTTATTATTAATGAGCAAACCAGTTTTTGTAATTAGCAGCCCTTATGACACTTATTCAGGATATGGAGCTAGAGCTAGAGATATTATCCAAGCAATTTTAAATCTAGATAAATATGATGTAAAACTTTTACCACAAAGGTGGGGTAGTACAGCTTGGGGATTTTGTGAAGACAATCCTGAATGGAGCCATCTTCATCAATATAGATTAGATTCCCCTACTTTAAATTCCAAACCTGACATTTGGATGCAGATTACTATTCCAAACGAATTCCAACCAGTTGGAAAATATAATATTGGAGTAACAGCTGGAATTGAATCTAATTTATGTAAAGCCGAATGGATTGAGGGTTTAAATAGAATGAATTTAAATTGGGTTTCTTCTAATTTTGCTAAACAAACTTTTGAAAATAGTAAATTTGAAAAACGAAATACTCAAACTAACACGGTTGAGGGATATGTCCAACTAGAAAAACCAGTTGAGGTAGTATTTGAAGGGGCAAATTTAGATGTTTATAAACATATTGAACCTAAAGAAATCAAAACTATTAATTTAGATGAAATTAAAGAATCTTTTTGCTACTTATTTGTAGGTCATTGGATGGGTGGAGATTTTGGACATGATAGAAAAAATGTGTCTCTATTAGTTAAATCCTTTTATGAAGTATTCAAAGACAAACCCCAAAAACCAGCTTTAATTTTAAAAGCCTCAATTGGTATTGCCTCTTATATTAGCCGAGATGAAATTCTAGATAGAATCAAAATCATCAGAGAATCTGTAAATTCTACTAATTTACCTAACATTTATGTTCTAAACGGAGAATTTAGTGATGGTGAAATGAATGAATTATACAATCACCCTAAAGTAAAAGCCATGTTATCTTTTACCAAAGGAGAAGGATATGGCAGACCTTTACTAGAATTTAGTTTAACAGGTAAACCTATTATAGCCTCAGGATGGTCAGGCCATACCGATTTCTTAAAACAAAATCTAAGTACTTTAATCTCAGGAGAACTAGAAAATGTTCACCCTAGTGCGGCTAACGATTGGTTAATTAAAGAAAGTAAATGGTTCAAACCTAGTACAGTTGAGATTGGAAGACACCTAAAAGATTCATATGCTAAATACAAGCAATATGTTTTAGGAGGAAAACAACAAAAACAATACTCTAAAAGTAATTTTAGTTTTGAAAAAATGCAAGAACTAATTTCTACTATTTTAGAAAAAAATGTTCCTGAATTTCCAAAACAAGTAGAATTGGTGTTATCCAAAATTGAATTTCCAAAACTTAAAAAAATAGAATAATATGCAATATGATAATCTAACAGAATGTAGCAGGTGTGGGAGTGATGCCTGCTATATTCAAGAAATTACTCCTGAAGTAAAACTAGAATTTTGTTATGGATGTGGATTCCAGTCTCATTCATTAATGAAACCGGGAACTGAATTCTTTACTGAACAACTAGCTCTACTCCCAGATTTATACAAATCTTTACTAGAGGAAGAAGAAGATACAGGTAAAGTTTGGATGCCATCTTTTATCAATGTATCAGAAAAAGGAATGGTATTTGCAGATGGGACAGGTAGGGATAATTGGAGATGGGCAGGAGTAAAATCTGTACCTGTTTCTAAAGAAGAAAAGAAAAAATATAAAGATGCAAAGTATAGAGCAGACATGACTACAATAAAACACTTCGAAGAACGTGATTTTATGGAAGCTTTATCGTATATTGAGGTGTTACCTGAATAAAAAAAACATGCAAAGGTTTTTAGAAAAAATATCTTGGAAATTTAGAAGAATTAATATAGCTTTTTCCCTACTCCATATTGATTGGAGTGGGGCTTCAAGCTATTTTAGTTTTAGTATCTTCAAAATAGTATATAATCTTAGAGCTTACTCATTATTTGAAGTAGACTTATTATTACCAAATAAAACAACACATAAATATTTTCATGTATATTCTTGGGATTTTTTGTTCCTACGAGGATACTTGGGTATGTTAGCTGAAAAACTCTCTGATAGAGAGATTTGGAATAGAAATAAATTAACTAGTTGGGATAAGTTTAGATTAAAAATTTTAAATAAAATACTATGAAGATAAGTTATGCTATAACAGTTAAGGATGAGTTAATTGAGTTGGATAAACTTTTATTTAAACTTGAAAATCATAAAAGAGATAAGGACGAAATTGTAGTTGTGTATGATAGTGCAAATGGAGGAGAAAATGTAAACCAATACTTAAGAGCTAAAACAGTTAATCAAAGTTTTTTTAGATGGCATGCATTTGAATTCAAAAATGATTTCTCGGAATTAAAAAATTATTTAACTAAGCAATGTACAGGTGATTATATTTTTCAAATAGATGCCGACGAAATTCCAAATGAATATCTAATTTCTATATTGCCTACCATACTAGAGTCAAACCCTGAAACTGAAGTATATCTAACGCCAAGAGTTAACACTGTAGAAGGTATTACCCAAGACCATATCCAAAAATGGGGATGGAGAGTAGATGAAAAGGGATGGGTTAACTTCCCAGATTATCAATGGAGAATTTGGAAAAATAAACCTGAAATAAAGTGGATAAATAAAGTTCATGAAAGGTTGGATGGGTTTAAAACTTATGTACCTTTACCACCACAAGAAGAATTTTCTTTACATCACCCAAAAACTATAGAAAAACAAGAAAAACAAAACAATTATTATAATACGCTATGAAAAAAGTATGGTACGCCCCTAATAAACTAGAAGCTTATGGGGAAGAAGAAATAAAAGCAGTTGAACAATCTCTTCGAGACGGTTGGTTAGCAGGTTTTGGACCACGTTCTATTGAATTTGAAGAAAAAATTGCAAAAGAATTTGGAAAAAAATTTGGTGTATTTGTAAATTCAGGTTCTTCAGCTTGTTTACTAGCTGTTGCTTCTTTAGATTTACCTAAAGGATCTAAAATTATTACTCCTGCTTGCACATTTTCAACTACATTAGCTCCTATTATCCAACTTGGATATAAGCCAGTGTTTGTGGATGTAGGTTTAAATGATTATGTAGCAGATATTGAGCAAGTAGTAAATGCTATTACAGAAGAAGTAAAAGCTATTATGTTACCCAATCTAATTGGAAACAAACCAAACTGGAAGCTTTTAAGACAAATTCTTAAAAATATGAATAGAGAAGATATTATTCTTATTGAAGATTCAGCTGATACAGTAACTGAAACTTTAGAATCAGATATCTCAACTACTAGTTTTTATGCTTCTCACGTTATTACAGCAGGTGGAATGGGAGGAATGGTAATGTTTAATGACGAAAAATATGTTAAACGTGCTTTAATGTTTAGAGATTGGGGTCGTATTGGAGACAACAGTGAAGATATGAGCGAACGTTTTGCACATGATGTTGATGGTTTACCTTATGACTATAAATTTTTATATGGTGTTTTAGGATACAATATGAAATGTAGTGAAATGAGTGCTGCATTTGGTTTAGTACAACTAGAACGTTTCCAAACCTTTAAAAACAAACGTAGAGACAATATCAAAAGATATCTAGAAAATCTTAAAGATGTTAAAGAACTTATTTTACCTGACGATAGTATAGAACCTAATTGGCTAGCTATTCCGCTTCAAACTGAACGTAGATTAGAATTGCTTAAT